AGACAGGGGAAAAAAAGCTTCGAAAATTAAAGATAGCTAAAACCAAACCTAATCCATACTCTGGGCCTGATCCTATGAGAAGGTCAGTAAAAGAAGCAGAAGCAGGTACTATGAATCAACTGTTTCTTGCTGAATTAAAAAAGAAACTTAAACAAGCTAAAGATTCTCCATATACAGGAGCTACTTTACGAGGCACAAGAACAAAGCCTGACAAAACCCCAAGAAAAAGAAAGTTGCCTGGGTGGGCAAAACGAGACAACTAGACCAATCCGAAGTGCTTACGCCTTTCGTGTTTGGGACTTCGCTTAACTTCCCCTAATTCATATGTTTTAGGGGAAGTTTTTTATTAATATAGTATATTCTTACTTTTGTTAAAACTATATATTACTAGTAAAGAACTAATACAAGGAGTAATTTTTTTATGGTACCTAGTTTTCCCGCGCCCCCAGGGCAGCCACTTAGCACAGCCGCCGTCGCAGGTGGAGTTTATGATTCTACAGCAGGCCCTGCTGTACCAGCAAGTTCAGTAGGGGCTCTTTCTGGCCCTTGGTACGTAGAGGAGCAACATTACTCATCTTATCACAAGAGGATGCCCTTTTCGGATATGTCAGATTTCTTTTTTGATCCTTCTAATGTTAGCCTTTCTGGCCTAACCGTAAAATATAGCGTAGCGCGTACAGACCATCTTACTTTGGCTACGCTAACTTTTAATAAACACCTTGAATATCAGAACTATCCGACTAGTTCTTTCTATCAACCGCAGAAGCTTTCGCTTCAGGCTAACGGGTATGATGGCTATGGAATTAATTACGGAACACCAGTAGGTTACCAGTTTGGCACTGAGGCAACGGTTACTACAACCCAGCCTTATATTTTAAGGAGGGAGGCTACTGCCAGTGAGATTGCGGATACTTCTTGGGTACAAGTTTCATCAACTAGAACCAGTAATTTTGGGTTAAATAGACAAATAGGGTTAGGACACGGACAATTGGAATGGGGAACACCCTTTGATAATAGTATATGGGATGGAAACTATATTGCTAATCTCTTTATAGATAAAGGGGATGAGTATTGCTTACGCAGCGTTTCAGGGTTTAGCGTGGGAAACGGAAGACTGACCACCCCAGCAGCTATGGCAGGGGGATTTACCCTAGCAGCGGAGCCAAGCGGTATAGACTACTTCAGGGATATAGTAAATAATGTTTTTGATCAAGTTGTTGTAAATTACGAGTATTGCCTTGATGGCTTGGAAGACACCATGAGATCTCGTTGGTACTCGGACAGGCCTGAAGATTGGGCTCTATCCAACAACTACTGGTATCCAGTCGTTTGTACACATGTAATTAAAAATGGCTTTGTTAATAAATATAGAATTGATTGGGGTTAACTCCTAGCAGGTAGATGTTTAGTCATCATCCTGCAAAACGCTTCTCTATTCTTATGCCAGGAATCTCTTCCAGCTAGTTCCCCTACTGATTCATGCCTGATATGAATTGGTAGGGTATAGTTGTTTTTCCCTTTCAGATTAGTTTGAAAGGTGTAGAAAATATCATAGAAATCCCAATCTCCCTCGAAGGCTTGGGGTTTGCTTAATTGGATTGACCGTAAAGTACGTTTGGTGGCCGCTAAAAATACACCATCCATGACAACCACTTTACTTATAGGCCCAAAATGGGTTTCTTTCATAGAGTGAATATCTTTACCATGATGCACATACCCGCTGTGGGAACCTGCTTTCCATTGGGCTGAATCCCACCAAACTCCGCTTTCTGTAAAGACTCGCGTCCCTGCTATTCCCACAAAACCAGTATTAGATTTTGATAAACTTTCTTTTAGTAGTTGGGTAAATACCTTAGGGTCGGTTAGGATTTCTATATCATCGTGACATAGAATGATGATATCGTCAATGTCGGCATTTAGATCGTCTATACCAGTATCATATGCATCAAATATTGATTTTTGCCCTGTTAGGATTTTTGATTCAATATTGCATCTATCAAAGTACTCTAATAGATTAGTGGTAGTCTCTGGGAGATCAGGACTCCTGGTACAAGTTAAGGAATAAATTTTCATGGAAGTTCAGGTATTAGAAGAATTTAAGAGGTGTAAAGAAGATCCGATCTACTTTATGTGCAACTATGTTCGCGTGACACACCCTGTTCGTGGGCTAGTCCCCTTTCAATTATACCCTTTTCAAGAAAGAATTGTAGAACAACTTGAAGAAAATAGATTTAATATCTTACGAAAATTTAGGCAGGCTGGGTGTACTACTATTGCTTCTGCTTATGCTTTGTGGATGGCTGTTTTTAAACCACACCAAGCAATCGTTATTCTTTCAAAAGGTGACACTGAAGCTACGGAAGTCCTTGATAGAATTAAAGTTATGTATGAAGAACTCCCTGGATTTTTACAACCAGGAATATCGGAAGATAATAAACACACCCTTAAACTAAAAAACAGATCAGTAATTAAATCAAGACCGTCTGGTAAGCAATCTGGTCGATCTTTAGCGGGATCTTTTCTAATTATTGATGAGGCTGCTTTTATTGATTCAATCGACACTATTTGGGCAGCAGTGTATCCAATTATTTCAACAGG